ATTTCGTACACGATTTTTTCGTCGTTGTAGAAATAAGCAACGCAAGAACCAGTTTGGTATGCGGTGCCAGAAGGCCAGTAGTTCGACACTCGGCGACGACCAGTGACGTCAGTCCATTCGACACCAGCGAATGCACCTGCGACTTGGTAGCCAGAGGTAGCAGCGCTGTTGCCGGGTGTGCCAGCAGGGATGATGGTGCCGTTAGCAGCACCAGTTGAACCGACGGTAGCGGCGGTTGTGTAGACGACTGGTTGGCCTTTCAAAATGTTGACAGCCAAACCTGAAGTGATACCGTTTGCGAGCGCCTGAGCGCGATCCAGACCAGAGGGGTGGAACGCAGGACGCAAGCCAAACGGAGCAGAGGTTGCACTCATTGAATACTCCTAAAGGTTAACCCGAAAATACGGGCGTTTTGCTTGGTTGATTATCAAAACTGCCAATTCCGTCGCCCTCGACATCCACGAGACGTTTGCCATTGCTATCGCGTTGACCTTGGAGGCTTTCCAGTTGAACACGGACTTTATCCGCTTCTTCTTGAGGCTTCTCATGATGTTGGTACAACATGATTTCCTGATACACATCCATGGGCAATTTGAACAACAACATTTCGTTGCACGAGATATACCCAACATGCTCACCCGCCTTCACACGATAATTTTCATAGCCGGGCAACTCTTCCGATTTAACGGGAACGTAACCGAGGCGAATCCTTTTATCAATGGAGTCGTAGCTGTTGGTTGTCGAAAGCCAGCAGAGATGCCACCCATCCATGTTGGGCAGCTTTGGCAATGCTGATTGCGTCCACTCCTCGCTCCACATCTTGCGACGTTCCTGCGTAGAAATGAACTTATCTTCAGGCGCTGCGTGGGATGCTTCCCCGTTTGAACGGTCTTGGCGACCACCAGCGTTGAGAGATTTTTTGAGACGACTATCAGTCATGATAGTACTCCTTATTTTGAATATTGGAAAGAATTTTGTTTGCTTCAGCTTTTGCTTGCTTACGTTTTGCCCAAACTTCTTTCATTTTTGCGCTTGCATTTTCGCGAAAGTCGGCATCACGTTCTTTTCCAAGTTGAGCTTTTGCAAATTTTTCTTTGACCAAATGATTTTTGTTGAGGTTTGCTTCACGAATTTTTTGTTTCGTTTCGGCGCTGTGTTTGTATCCAACTGGCCCTATTTGACCGCCAACCGTTAGGTTGTATCCGTTTGGACTCAGTGTGTTGTGTTGTTGAATCAACATGCGCTCCAAATCGCAAGCCGACTGCAAGTCAAAAGCATCAGCAATATGTGAAAAGACAAATTTGTCAAAACCATATTCTTTGATGGCGGCATGAAATGCTGACTTTGTTTTGGCGCACTTGTGTGAAATCAAGCGCTTTTGGAATTCTTTGGACAGTCCGACATACTGCTTGCCATTAACGATGTTTGTCGCAATGTAAAGTGTGTACACGGATTCCATTATGTTCTCCAAGTATTAATTGCGGTTTTGACGGTCGAATTTGATGAAGTTTTCAATCATCTTGGCTTTGCGTGTGGGGTTTTCCCACGCGCCAGCATCTTTCATTGCCTTGACACGCTCAGGTGTCAAAACAAACTGGGAGCGGTTACTGCCCCCAAATGATGCTGAAGCCTCACGACCAGAACTAGCCACAGTGTTCCTCGGTTTGCGAACGTCAGAATTAACGTCTTTGGACACATTGTAGCGGTGTGGTAATGCTTTTTGCAAGCGGCTGTCAAGTTCTTGCCAATAATCTGGATCAGAAGCGTCCCAGCCCTCGGCAATCAGTGCTTCATCGTGCTTTTTGGCGATCAATGAATCACGGTCGGTTGCATTGGGGTTGTACCAGCCATTGCGCTTGATCCACTCTGCGGCATTGCGCTGCACAGCAGGATCAGGAAGCTGCATATCGTCACGTTGCTGGGGTTGTTGGCGTTGTTGCTCGACGGCCGCACGCTTGTATTGGCTCAATTGGGCAATCTCTTGCTTGGCTTGATCCAAAAGCTCTTGCGCCTCCACCATGGCATGGCCATCATTGCCGCTCACAGCCTCCGCCAGCTTCATTTTGGCGTATTCGTAGCGGACTTGGCTGTCTTCAATGCCTTTGTCGATGCGTGCAAGGTCGTTTTGGCGTGTGCGGTCTTCCACACTGGCCAAACGGCGCTTGAACTCTTCGTTTTCACGTTGAAGTTGTTGCAAACGGAGGTCTTTTTCCTCGTTTGTCTTGCGAATCAGGTCTTTTTTGGCTCGGCGACGTGCTCGTTTGGCTTCACGCACGGCATCCGAGTCATCTGGATGGTCTGCTTCGTCTGTTGAGTCGGTTGAACCGACTGGTTCATCCTTTTGTACTGCTTCTTGAGGCGTATCCTCATCATCAGTTATAAAGTTTTCGGGCAAATCAATGACTGCGGAGCCATCTTGAGCCTCGGAAACTTGCAGTTCTACTGCTTTTTCGTCTTTTTCTGACATGGTTTTTCCTTGTTAGACAAATGTTTTGAATGACAGTGGGTTGTCGGTGATCTTGGCAATCAATTCATGGTCGTTGATGGTCATGAAGAGCACTGGGTCTTCGCCATCTTTGGTATCAGGTGCAGGTCGATCCCAACGGTCGCCACCCCAACGAGGCACGCGCACAAAGTCGCCTACCTCTGCCCACGCGCCTTCAGTCCATGGCTGCATGGTGTCGCGGTTTTTGAACGCCAATGGTCCAAGCGCCACGACCTTGCCGATCATGTTGTTCCACTTCTCGTTCTCTTTTGTCTCGTCAACGATGATGATGCGGCCAGACGTCTTTTTGATTCGACGCAGTTGCACAATCACTCGACCGCCAAAGGGTGCTTGCCCCGGCTTGACGTCAGGAAATGCCCATGCCAGTTGATCTGGATCAGGCACGCTATCGTCCCCCTCAATCGTGGGGATCGGGTCTTTCTCACTCATACTCACTCCTTTTGACACCATATTGCAGGTGCATCGTTAAAGCGCTTTGCAGCGCGGCCTCAGACCCAAGGACTAGGGTCTTATTCTTTGTTTTCTTCTTCTTCCGCCATACGGTCGAACGAGTCAAGGACGTATTTCAGTCCCTGAGCTTCGCCCACCATACGCTGGTACGCCTCAAACGTAACGGCATTGCCTGCCATCAGCGATTGCGCAATCTCTTGCTGGCGCACCTTGATCACATGGATCAGTTGTTCAATCATTTATGTTTCTTTGGCACGTGAGCCAAGCCACCTTGTTTTTTCTGGCCTGTGTCTTTCATGCTTTGACCATTGATGGGCGCACCTTGAGCCAAGCGTTTGTGCTGTGGCACGTTGATGCTGCGTTGTTCGTTATCAGATGCCATTTGGCGCTCCTTGAGGTTGTGCAGCAGGTGCTGCGGGTTGCGCCGCGGGTTGCGGCATTGACGGTGCGGGTTGCACCATGTTTGAAATTGCTTCGTGTGTCAGCTTGGCGTTTTCGATGGCAATCTTTGTTTGATTGTCCATGGCGTGCTTTTGCATGTCCGCTTGCAATTTTTGTTGCTCGTACTGGTGGTTTGCAGCATCGTCCTGAGTCTTGCGCTGAGTCTCTGCCATGCTGGTGTCTTTGACGACCTGAGCATCGGGCGGCAGTTGACCTTGAGACGCCTGTGCACGCTGCTGGGCTTGCTGGATGAGCTTTTGGAAGGCTGGAATGAACTGCTGGAACACTTCACCTGTGTCAAGCAAAACATGGCCGCCAACGGTCGTGTAGAGCTTGTCGATGGTTGCTGTAAGGGCTGGATCGTCGTAGTTGTCCACGGGTTTGCCGCGGTTGGCTTTGGCCACGTAAGTGTTTGAACGGTTCAAGTACCACAGCGTCATGTGTTGCTTGATGTGCTCGATCAAGTTGTTGAGGTAGTTTGGATCGGCAAACGGCGACTGACCCAAGAATGGGTTGAGGCCAAACTGCAAGTGATCTTGGATGTGTGCAATGTGGTCTTGCTGCATGTAAGCATAGGACGGCTGACCCAGCAACATGGCGGCGTTCTCGTCGGCACTGGTGCGCTGTTCGGGCGCAGGCGTGTCTTTCATCAACTCGTTGATGTTTGGCACTTTCATTTGCTTCAGGAAGCGCGACATCACCGCTTGCATATTGAACTGCTCGGGGTGCTTCTCGGCCAGCGCCAACACAGCTTGGTTTTGAGCCATGCGCTGGGTTTCGCTGAAGATGTGTGGGTCGGAGACTGGCACGACATCGGTGTTGCGTGCAAAGTCTTCGCGGTTAATTTCCAAGTCGGCAACGATCTCGCCCTTTTGCATCTCGTCCAAGTGCCAGCGGTTCAAGCGGCAAAGGATTTTGAGCACACGGGCTTGGGACTCGTGCAAACGTGCGTGAATGGCGCTGAACACCGCCGCGCCTTGCTCAATCAGAGCTTGGGTTGTACCCACGGGCGCGTTGTTGCTGATGTCGGCAATTTTCTCTTCGCTAGTGCTCACCACGCCTTTGGCGGCCGTGTCCAGCCAACCAAGCAACTGGAACAGCACTTGGCTGGGTGGGTTGAACGGCATGGGCATGGCGATCTGACGGATGTCGTTCACGCCCGGTGCGCCTTCAATCTCCACAATCTGCGTGACGTCAACTTGTTGGCTTTGACCGCTGATCTTCGCTCCCTTGAGCTTGAGCATGGTCGCCGCATTGTTGATGTGCGCAGAGTCTAAAAGAGCACGTAAAGAGCCAGTAAGAGCAGCAGATAAGCCACCGATAAGATGAGGCAAACCAATAGCATATGCGCCCCTCCAAGGGATAAATTTGAACTCGACGATCCAGTCCAGCTTGGTCATCGTCTTGTCTTGCTCTTCCCAGTTGCGGTACAAGCCAAGGACTTCGTTGTCCAGCTCGTCCAGCATCAGGATGTAGGGTGACATCTTGCCTTTGCTGTACTTATCGTCTTCCAGCTCAAGCCATGTGTAGATGTGGTAAATCTTGCGCACGCCATCTTCGTTGTCTTGGCCATTGCGGCCTTCAATCTTGTTGTTGGCCTGCTCGGGCTTGGTGGGATCAGGGGCTTGCGTCGAGCGGACAACGTCCACGTCTCTGTACATGCCGCTGGCAATGCGTCGGTTGAACTCCCAATGGGTGATCTCATGCACTTCTGTGGCACGCTGTGCCGTGTAGAAGTTGCTGGCCGCAAAGGGAATGATCACACGGTCAATTGGCAAAAACTCCACGCATGGACGTTTTTTCTCTTCGTCGAACCAGAGTTTGAAGTACTGTGAGCCGCCCAATGGCAACTGGGTCAGCAACTGCTCTTGCTCGTCACGGAACTCTTCGATCTGCTCGGTGAGCTGCCAGTTCATGAAGTCACGTTTGCGCTCAGAGCGCTCGGACTTGATGTCGTCCATCTTGCCAAGAATCTTGGTGCGGACGGGGCCATCTGGCGGGAACATCTCTTTGATGGCGCGTGCGGCAAAGTCCACACATCCTTCAGCCATGGCGGGGTGAACCACCTTGCTGGCGCCCATGAAGGTCGCACCGCCGGGGGCGTCGTTGCCCATGCCAGTACGCTTCAAACCCTCTTCATACTTCTTGTCCCGCTCTTCACGTGCGTCTTTGTCTTTCTTGACCAAGTCGGTGTAGCGCATACCCAAAGACGACAAAGCATAGTTGTCGTACTCTTCAGCCATGTTGGCGTAGAAGTCTGGATTCTCTTCGGGGCCTTCTTCTGTGAAGTTAACAATGGCCGAGCCGTCGGGAAGCTCCTCGATGTCGGTGTCAATATCAGGCATCGTGACGTCAGCACTGCCGTCTTCGTTTTCGACGATGTCGGGTTGGTTCAGTTCATCCATCATTTAGCCTTCTTCTTTGAATTTTTCGTTAAAGCAAGACGCATAGTGTCAAGATTATCCTTCACTTTGCCGCCTTTCTTCTTTCCCATTCTTTCTTTGCCTGTCAAAACTAAATCACGAGCAGTCTGTGGTGACACGCCTAATCTTTGAGCAGTCAAACCAATTTGCTTTGCGATCAACTCAAGTTTTGGTGCGCCGATGGGAGTGGTCACACCTGTTTGAGGTGCAAACGCTCCCCATGCAAGAGCTTGCGCAGGCACGGACTCAAGGCCCAGTTGGGATGCAATCTTGTGTCTCCACCATGGGCCAAGTGCTGACATCTCTGGTGTTGTCACACTCTTACTTGGGATAACCTCTTCGCCTTTTTTGAATTGAGAATTTCGTGTATCTGCCAGGCCAACAGCGCGGCTCCAGTGTGCATCACCGACGGGTGTGCGCGTCTGAAAGCCAGTTGCTGGGACGCCGGACGCCTCAATGTACATGGGCACTTTGGGGCTTGACATATCAACTTCGCCACGCTCCAAGAACTTTTGCATTGGGATGGCTTGTGCGGTTTTATGAACAATGTGTCCTGGCACTTCTCCAAAGTCTGCGGGACGTTCAGGTGAGCGCTTGCCTGCATGCTTCACAAACTCATTGAAGCGGCCTTGGTTCTGCAGCCAGTAAGCCAAAGAACCGCGGGGAATTTCTGCATTCACTTCACTTGCCGAAGATGCCATGCCCATCAAGGCGTTCATCTTTTTGTACTCTTCAGTTGCTTTTTGCAGGCCCAACAATTTGACCATTTGATTGAACAATGGGTTCATGTAATACCAAGGCTCCATGCCGTGTCGCAAACCTTCGTGCTTTTGGGCTTCCGACATGACGTCCAACAAGCGCTGTTCGTTGCGCTTGTTCATCACGCCTTCTGTGGCCATAGAGCCTTTGGGGTTTGCAGCCGCTCCGGGCAACATGCCAAGATGTGGCATGCCTTGACGACCATGCGCTTGCTGGTACATATCGGCACGAGTGACGCCAAATATTTGATTTAGCAATGGGTCTTCAGGTGCAACTCTGGAAGCAGCTAAAGCTGCAATCTCTTTTGGGTTTCCATAGATTCCGGGGTACGCAATTCGCTGCGCATTCTTAACCGTCTGTTTAACTTTGCCTTTTGATGCGTAGTGACCAACTTCACCGCCATCTTTCATGCCTTGAGCCTGCTGTGGAGGTGTCATGGCGTTCATAGCCTGCCCTTGGCGCGTCATTTGCAAGATGTTGCTGGGTTGTTGTTGCAAGGGGCTTGATGCGCCTGCGCTGGATGGTTGGCCGCCTTGAGGTTGGTTCTTGGTTGGGTCAAGGTTGGGCTGGGCTTGCATCAGTTGCATACCCGGCTGCATGGCGTTCATGTCCACACCGCCCATGCCGTCTTGACCGCCTTCGTTAATGTAGAGCTTGGTGTCAAGCTGTGGAGCTTCTTGTGCGCCAATTGTTTTAAGGTCAGATGATGGCACAACAAATTTGTTTTGCATAAGTGCCATGCGCATTTGATTGATTGATGGTTGCACGGTGCCTCCTTGGGCTTTGTGGATCATGCCGCCTTCTTTGTACAGTGGCAGGCCGTTTTTGAGAATGTCTTGACGCATTGGCTCAGTGATGGGGAAGTGGTGGAGCCGAGTGGCCGCCATCTTACGGTGGCTCTCCACGTCTTCTGGCTCGTGCTCTTCGGGCAACTCAGGGATGTCATGCAAGGGCTGGTCGTGCAGGTGAGTCTTGATACCGTACTTCTTGCCGATGGCATTGAGGATATTGGGAACCTTCTTGTCGTAGAACGCTTTCATGCCTTCGCCGCCCATTTGAAGTTGTTCACCTTCTAAAAAGTGATGATCTCCAACTTTTGGAGCTTTCAAAAGTCTTTCTGCGGCTTCTTTACCAATCAATTCAGAGATACGTTCAGGCGTGACACCCCGTTCATTCATGACCGTTTCTCTGTTTGGTTTAAATGCTTGAAATCTTTGCTCTTCAGGATGGTAAGCAACCATGCCAACATGCTTGGCCAAGCTATACCGATCAGCCTGCACGTCGCCGGGCGTCACCACCAAACCGTGGTAGCCCTTCTCGGCTGCATGGTGCATCAAGCGCTTGAGTGCCATTTCTTCCCAGTTCTTTTTGAATGGGGCGTCTGGAACTGCATCTTTTTGTTGTCTTCCAAAGTGCTCAAGATTGTGCATTTGGCTATTCAATTCAAGTAGCTTTGGAGTGATGCTATTTGCCTCTTCCATTAAGCTGTCAAACCTTGGTCCAGCATCAGGTTCTTGTTTGGCTTGCTCATGCAATTGACGACGGCGTGTCTGAAGTTCTTCAAAAGCACTTTTTAATTTTTCTATTTGCTGTAATTTTTGTTCTGCATTAGGGTCTATGTAACCCTTATCGCGTCCCTGTTGGTGCCAGTCCGACTGCAACTCTTCAAGGTGCAACAGCTTCTTGAACTGCGTGGGCGTGATCTCAGTGCGGAATCCACCTTGGCGCTTGACGTCTGCAAATTTCTCTGCGGCCTCGCGTGTTGGGTGCTTGACGTTTGTGAAGCCACCTCCACCAATTACCTTGACATTGTGTTGGCCTTCTAGGTCTGGCACCAAACGATCTTTGAGGCGCATACTGGCTAAGATGCCGGGTTCACCGCCAAAGTGAGCATGCACGCCGGGGAACTCATCTCCGCCTTTGGGAGCTTTGATCAGCATCTCTCGGTAACGCTCTCCGCCTGGCAATGTGTACTGGTCATGGGCAGTTGGGTTTTGATTCAGGTCTGAGTATGTGTTGCGCCATATCTGATCCCAAATGGTTGGACGGTTTCTTTTGATGTTGTTGGCGTAACCTTCCAGCTCTTGCTCAATTTCCTTCTTGCTATAACCCTGAGACTTCAGCTCTTCAGCTTCCGTCTTTTCAAGTTTTTTCCTAACCGCCTCTTCGACATCGTCGGCGGTTGGATTGTTCAAAATCTTTTCACGGATGGCTGGCGCTGGCTTGGCCGCCAAGTGGGTCAAGAACTCTTCATGCGTCATGCGAGGCGCATTCATCAAGCCTTCAAGGTTGCGTTCTTTTAGTTCGGTTGGCTTGACGCCGGGCAACGCCATCAGCTCCTTCAGGAACTCCGAGCCAGTGCCAACTTTACGCTTGAGCGCTTTAGCTCCCAAGTCCAGTGCCGAGTAAAACGGCTTACCTTTTCCGACGAGGTCTTTCATAGTGGGCGCTCTTCTATTTCAAGGTGGTGGGCGTGGGTCACGCGATGATGATTACGAGATTTGGGCATCAGCGCCAGACGCATGGCGTCTTGGCTCATCGTCCCGCCTTTGGCCAATCCATTACCTTTAATTGGCGTCATGTCTTCAGGCTTGGGCAAAGGCATCGACACTGGGTTCTTTGTTGTTTGATCCATCACGTAGTCGTAATACGCTGGATTAACTGAGTTGCGCATTCTTTCCAGTGGTGCTTGGGTGTTGGCCAGCACTGCGATTCGAGCCAACTTACGCGCTGGAAACATGGTATCCATCCCGCGATTGATGGCGTCAACAACACCGCCGTCGGCTTTCTTGGGCATCCAATTGGGATTGGGTTGAATGACTGGCGTGTACTGTCGATCAGTCTGCCGTGAATACTGAGCGTCCTGCTTGGCTCTTTCAGCAGCTTGCTGGCGAAGTATGTCAAGTTTTGCCGCAATGTCTGGTGGTGGTGTGGCCATGTCAACCTCAATGGGGGAAATTGCCGTCATTATGCCTTCGCACGCCCTGTACGTCTACAGCAAGGTGTTGTAAGTTTCATGCAAGTTTGCTCGGTTCAACCGACTAAACGGCATATGGGTTGGTCAACTGGGAGCGCTTGTTGAAGTCCAAGGCGTCGATGACGTCCTCTGGATCGTAGTCGTCCCGCGGTGGTGCGTCGATACTGATCCATCCGCCATCACGCAAGTACCTCAAGCCTTGGCTGATGCAGTCCACGAATTCGTCGTGTAGCGTTCCCTCGGGGAATGAGCATATCTGGCTGACCATGCCCTCCGCCCAGTCACGCACGAATCCCTTCTTGACGCCAGACTCTGGCACCCACACACGGCCAGCTCTGATGATGTTGGCCACGATGGACAGCCGCTGTATCTTGTCAGCCCTGCCGGGGTTGTAGGCATGGACGGGCAGGTGGGCTTGGTGCAAGTCTTGGATCAGGCTGATGCCTGCGCTCTTGTCCTCCACCAGCAGCAAGTCCACGCGCTTCTTGTTCTTGCCTTCGCCGTACACCACCTCGTACTCGTCGATGACCTTTGGCCGCAACTGTGGGTATTGCAGGTGCTCTTGCCAGCAGTCGAGGATGATGACGCACATGCCGCCGTCAAGTGGCTTGAACACGCCCATGGTGATGCAGCCAGTCGGGTCGTTGTGCGTCTTGTCCGATGTGGCGCAGTCGTAGCTCTGGATGATGTACTCCAGCTTGGGGAAGGGTTTGCCGTCTGGCCAGAGCCTGAACCACTCACGCTTAACGATGCCGCCCTCCTCTGGGTCGATGATCTCGGCGTGAATCTCCTGCCGACCGAGCTTGGTGCCCTCATACTGGAGAATCTGCTTCTGAAAGCTGGGTGCAAGGTTCTCCACGTTGATGTAGGTCGATGCCTTAGTCACCCTGACGTCATCCCCATCCCGATCAATCAAGTCCATGATCAAGGGCTTGGGCTTGGGCGTGGTCGAGGCGATGATGCGCGTCTTCTTGCCCAACCGCACGGCGAACTGAATCTGATCCCACGCTTCTTGCAGGTAGTCCCACGCCGCCAGCTCGTCCAGCCAAGCTCCATGCCATTGGCCGCCGCGGAAACGCTCAGGCTCGGACGCTGGGATGCCCTTGATGAATGCCCCATTGATCAACTTGATCTCATGCAGGCTCTTGTTGTAGTCGGCAACGAATATCTTGGGGATGACGTTGAGCAACCCTGAGTCACCCTCAAAGCACGTGCCGCGGACGTCACCACTCGTTGGGGCGGACACCAGCCACCGACTGTTTGGCATGTTGATAGCCCATTGGCCAATCGTCTCGGCAGCCGCACGGGTCTTACCCGCTCCACGGCCAGCCAGCAGCAACCAGATGTTCCAGCCTTCGCCCGGCGGCTCAATCTGGTGTTTGTGCGCCTGATTGCTCCAGCCAATCTCCCACTCGAACAATGCCTTTTGGTAGATGTTGACCTTCTGAAGCTCCCCAACGATGTACTTTCGGTTTGGGGACAGCTCCTTACTCTTTTCCGTAGGCTTCGAGCTGTCTTGCATATCGTGCTGCCTTGGCCAATTCGCCGAAGATGTTGTGGCTGTTCTCGATCACCAACGGTGCATCGTCATCACCCTTGTGGGTGACGCTGTCGCCATACTTCTTGGGATTGAACTTAGCCAGCAGTTTCAACCGCGTCTCAATCTGGAGCTTGCGGTGACCCAGCATGTCCACCCGCTTGATGGACTTGGTCTTCTCACCCTTCTCATTTACCGACTCGGTCGTCTCTTCCACGAACTCAGGCGTGTCAGCAATCCTCAGGCAATCCTCAGCAATGGCATCGTAGCCTACATCACGCGCATACGCGATGGCTGTGGAAAGATCAGCATCCTTCTTCATCCAATCGTAGACTGTCCTCCACGCTGGGAAACCTTCTTGTCTGCATATCTCTCTCAGTGGTATCCCCTCACTGAGCTGCTCACACATCTGTTTGGCTATTAGGGGATCGTATGTGGATGGTCTACCGTTTTTTTTCTTTGCCGCGGATTTTTCTTCGGTCATATTTCAGTCCTTTCGCACATTCGTTTCAGTGCATTGTGGGCTGGAGTTTAACCTGAAGTTGTGGTTGTCTGCAATTTTTCGCCGTGCTCCATGATCTCTTCGAATGGGATGTGTTCATATTGCATGGTGAATTTCTCGTCTTGGTACGCCTTTACGAATCCTGTGCCAAACCTCAATGCGTCAATCGAGGCTTGGATGCAGGCTGTTTGCATTCTGAGATTCAGTTCTTTCACGGCGCGGATGTGTTCTTCGGTCATGTTGCTCTCCTTGGGAAAACGCTGTCGATGTCGGCTTGCATGGCCTCTATGCCTTGCGGCGTGCCTTGCATTCGGTAGATGGGTTCTCCTCCCATTTTGTCGTCTGTCTTGTATAGGCGGATTGCGTATTGGTTGCCAAATATCAGCTCAATGAACCGTGGGGGTGTTTTGTCTTGCGTCATTCAAATCTCCTCTGGGTCGTAGCCCTTTGATTTAAGCCAGTTGTCAATTAATTCGTGCGCTTCGTCTTCCAAGTGATTGGGAACTCTGCGCTCTACGTAAGTTGTTTCTACTTCTGGCTTTTGTGGCAGTTCTCCAATTCCATAATTTACAAACTGCCCTTCGCCTTTGGGTTGTGCTTCACCAAACATTTTTTCTCCATTTCAATGCTCTTGCACGGCCACGAACTCCGCGGCGTTTAGGCAACACGGCTGGCGTGTACCAAACCACCATTTGGCTTACCTCCTTGATGACTTGGCGCAACAGCCCCGGCGTCTCGCCCATGGCTTTGGCTAAGTGGTCAGCGAACCGTTTTGCAAGCTCGGATGTCTCATCGTCGTACATGATGATGTTCATGATCACTCCAAGCTCATGTTCATGACGCGCTGCTCCATGACCTTGTTGGCCATGCGCAATGCTTTGTTGTCGGCCTCCAAGCGATTGATCTTTGTCTGCATGTGCATCAATCGGCTGCTGGCTTGGTCGATCCAATCCTTCACTTCTTGCGGCATAGCGAATTCTTTTTCTACAGACTTCATTGGTTTCTGTGTACTTTTAGGGGTTTTGCTCGGTTCAACCGACTGTTTTTTGGCGGTTGTTTTTTTGGCGGTGGTCATTTGTTTGATCCTGTGTTGCGGTCAAGGTTGCGGGTGATCTGCTTCAACTCTTCAATTTCGGCGTTTTGGCGCATTTTTTCTTGAGTTGATGCCTGTGGTCGGAATATCCGATCAAAGCTCTCCATGAAGGCTTTGGAGTCTTCTGGACGGCGTTTGTCGCCTTTGCCTGCTTCGTGTGTCATCAGTCCATGTCCTTTGCTAAACAGACGAACGATTTTGGGGTGTACCAATTTTTGTTTTGTTCTTGCGTTGCCATGAGTTGAACTCTGGCTTTTTCGCACAGCGCTTTGGTTTTGAATTCTCCGAGGCGCTCCCATCCCAAACCGTTGTTGCTGGTGTTTTGCAACACCACGAGAATGAATGCTCCGATCATGTGTTTTTCTCCAAAATAATTTTGGTCAGCAGCGTAACTGCATCATTCAATTTTTTACGTTCATGGTCAGGTACGCCTATCTTGCATGCCATAGCCCACGATTCCAAGGATGACAATACCATCAGTAGTTTTAACGCGTCTTCTTTGCTCATGTGTTCTTATCCTTGAGTTTTCCAAGAGGTGGCTTCCACTCTTCGCCGCCGTGGTAGGTGTAGCCCAGACGTTCAAGCGTTGCCATTGCCGCATTTTGTTTGCGGTTCTCGACGACCATGTAACCAACTGGCTTTGGTGCAGGCGAAAAACCATTCATGATGTGCAAAGCATGAATCTCTGCCTCCCCCAAACTCGCCGCCAGCAATATGGCTTCTTGCTTGGACTGTTTAATAAATGTCACCACTTCTTCAATTTTTATCATGTGTTCTTCTCCTTGAGTTTGGCTTCAAAAGCCTGATACAAAGTTGTTGGGAACATCATGCTGGTGCCGCCGTCAGTCCAATGCTTGTCAACTTGTTCTTGAATCTGTGTGTATAGCTGGTTAACCTCCTCATCCGTCAGCCCAACCCATTCACGCTTTGGCTCTTCGTCAGGGCACTTGCAGGCTCTGGGATTACCAACCCACCAACACTCGCCACATTCTCCGCAGCACATCTTAAACATGGCTATTCTCCTTGTCGTATGGCCCTACACCCAACTCTTTGGCGATTTTGTGTTGCAACTCCGTGATTCGGTGAGTGTTGCCAGCCACTTGTGCATTTAGCAAACGAACATAACCAAGCGTGTTTTCATTGTGGTCTACAAGCAAACGCAGCTCTTCTTGCAACCGTTTTAGATACGTTGTTGGTTTATCCATTGTTCTT